AACAAAAATAATATTAGATGCCTGTTGTGGCAGTAGGATGTTTTGGTTTGACAAAAAAAACCCTTTGGCTTTGTTTGCTGACATTAGGGACGAAGAATACATTCTTTGTGATGGGCGGAATCTGAAAGTCCACCCAGACATCGTATCGGACTTTACCGATATGCCGTTTTTGGATAAATCCTTTAAACTGGTAGTGTTTGATCCACCCCATTTGCTAAAGGTTGGCAAAAATAGTTGGTTAGCCAAGAAGTATGGTAAACTTCCTGAAGATTGGCCAAGGGTGATAAAAAAGGGAATTGATGAATGCTTTCGTGTTCTGGATGACTACGGAGTTCTGATTTTCAAATGGAATGAGGAGCAGATAACAGTTAGGGAAGTATTGAGTGCCATCAATCGGCAACCACTCTTCGGCCATACTACTGGAAGACATGGAAAGACTATGTGGATGTGTTTTATGAAACTGCCAATTAACTAATAATTGATATAAAAAGGAATAAAATTATGAAAACATTAACTGTTGGAGAGCTTATAGAAAAGCTTAAAAAAATGCCTAAATCAGCTAATGTATTTATGCTCACAGATAGAACAGAATCAAACTGAGATGAAGAGAACGCTGAATTTATACGTGTTCACGGGATTGAATATGTAGAAAAAGAAACTGTATATCCTGATGATGGATTTACGGATAGTGTGGAACTTAATGTCTTACTTGAAATAGAGGAGGATGAAATATGACAAAAGAAGAGGTTCTTAAATTGGAGAGTGAAGATAATAGAATAATCAACTGCACAGGCAATAAAATTGAATTTGCCAACGGAGACGTTTATGCCATGAGTTCACCAGGTAGATTGTTTTACAAGGTGAAATGCTTTGTACTTTAATTCAAAACAAATTAGATATGGAAAAAAGAAGTTTTATTCCGTTTGATGCGGAAACGTTTTTGATGATTGAAGATGTAACGGGAACAGAACCGGAAGTTACAGAGAAAGAAAATTACTTTGAACTTAAAATGTACGCCCCGGACAAAGAGGAAAGAATAATTGAAGCCGCAATATATGCAGTTCAAGGCAGATACGGAAAAAGAATAAAAGACGTAAGGACGATTAAAGAACAAAACCTTTTGCGTGGTGCAATATTCTTTGTTGAATACGAAAAAGGGGCGGGAAATTTGCCAAATGAGTTGCGCACAAATTTAGGTATGCCGGACGAAACCGCCGGGGATATTTATTGCCGCCGATTGTTAGAAGTTCGTGCATTACCCGTAAAGCGTGATAATTGGGAAAAATTGCAGATTTTTACCGGAGGCGGAACAATGCAGATTCCGAGAACGCCCGGAGGTTTGGCGGTTTATTCATTCCCGACCGAAAACGGCGTAATGTTGGACGTACCGGAGGGAAATTTTATTGTATTGACACCGGACGGAAAATTTGGCAAAATGGATATGCAAACGTTTATGGCTAATTTTGAAGAAAAAGACGCCAATACCGCCGGATTGACCTTTGACGAAAAGAGATTGTTTGAAAAGATGAATAAACTTTTCGGCAAAAGCTTTCAAATGAGATTTTTAAAACTTACAGAGGAATACCACGAATTGTTTGTTGTTGCTGATGATATGTTGGTAAATGGAATAATACCGGAAAACACGTCGGAAATTATAGACGAGTTAGCAGATTTGAACGCCGTATTGTTCCATATTGCAGCATTGTTTGGATATTCCCAAAAAGAATTGCAGGAAATGGCATATACTAAAATTGCAGGACGTGAGAAAAACCCGGAATTTATGCGCAAACACCCACACAACAAACCGGAAAGCCCGGTTTGCGGTAATATGCAGCAGGAAACCGCCGAATCATACAAACATTTTGAGAACCGTTTTAACAAAAGACTATGACAAACGAAGAAAAAGAAGAATTAAGAAAAAAAGCGTTGTTCCTTACAAATACGGCGTATCTTTTGGCGGACATGGCACATACATGCGTTTTTTACGCTGATGATAAATTAAACCATTTAGGCAAATGCTTTGAAAAGGGCGAAAAAATGAGATTCAAAAAAGCCGCAAAGTTGACAAAAGAAGCATTTAAAGCCGTCAAGGAAATAACGGAACCATTGTATAATATTACCGACGTTGATAATGCGTGTATTGATAGCGATTATCTTTTGGAAGTTATTCAGTTGGTAATAAACAGAACCGACGAAACCGAGGAAAGCAAAACGGCGATGTTGGAATACATAAAGAAGTTACCACAAATTGAACATATAGAAGTTTAAGCGTATGAAAAAAGATTTTAAACAAGAACTAACCGAACTTATTAATAAGCACGGTTTAGAAAAGGAAATGAGAGATACCCCGGATTTTATTTTGGCACAAGTTTGTATTGATGCAATGGCGGTATTTTCGGAAGCAATCGCCCGCCGTGACGAATGGCACGGATTCAGAAAGGCAGACGAAAAGAGTTCGCAGGATGCAAAACACAATTACCCGGATGATTGCAATATTTGCAAAGACCGTTTTAAATGTGCTGACTTTATGAGAACGCAACCAATTGCAAATCTGATTCAGCGTTTCAAGACGACAACGGACAAAGAGGAAAAACAGCAATCGCCGGATTGCTAAAACAGATAAACGCCGATGCGTCGGGAAAGCCTCAAAATGATATACCGGAAGAAGTAAAAGAAGTTGCCGGAAAGTTGGCAAAGGCTTTTGGCGCACGTGTTGAGATACACCGTATTGAGATACCGGAAAAGAAACGTAAGTTTAGAAAGAAACCAAGAAAGGAGCAAGGCAATGAAACCCGTTGAATTTCCCGGCGTGAATGTAGTATTTGCAAAAGACCAACCGGAATACATGCCGTTACCTGCAATGAAAATCCCTAATGACCCGCAGGGGCTTATAATTACCAAATGGCAGTTACCCCGGAAGAATTGGAGAGAATAAAAGAAACCGGAACAATACATTTGTCAATGCTGACGTTTAACCAACCATTGCAACCCGTATTGTTAACCGTGGATTTACCAACAGAAAAATAATAAAGTCATGGATAAAGAAACATACGTAAAGAGAGTTCAAGAATTGAACCATATAAGACAAAAGGCTTTGGAGTACAACGAAAAGGAAAAAGCCAAAGCGGATGAAAGCTACATAAAAGAAAATTGTCCGTTTAAAATTGGGGATAGAGTGAAACAAGGTGAAAATATTGGCACAATTGAAGAAATAAGAGTTGACAATGACGGAAAGTTTGAATATACCATACGAAAGGAAAAGAAAGACGGCACCCCGTCAAAAATATGCTTTAAAACCTTTTCATGGTATAGAAATAATGTAGAAAAGGCATAATAAACGCCCCGGAATTATAACCGGGGCTTTGCCGTTTAGGTACCGGAATGAAAGAAAGCCAAAATTAGCCCCGTAGGGCGACGAAAATACAAAAGACAATAAAAGATCAAGTAACAAACAAAACCCGCTTAAAACGAAAATTCCCCGAAAATAACAAGCAAAAGGGAAAGCGACGTTTGAGAGGAAAGCAAAGCGAAAGACTTTGCTGTTATAAAAAGGTTGGAAAATGGAAGCAAGTAAAAGACAAAGGGGCGGACGCCCGAAAATGTGCAAAAGGACGAAAGACCAAAGGGAATTTGATTTGTCGTTTTGCTCAAATCTGTTTTTGCGTGGTTACACGTACAAAGAGATTTCCGAAAGACTGAATGAAGAAAACGCCCGGCATGGGGTCGGTTACACAATCAGTAAACAGATGGTTTATTGGGATATGCAACAATTGCTTATTGAGTGGAAACGTGAGCGTATGGATAATATAGACGATTACGTTACGCAGGAATTGCGAAAGTTGGATAAAATGGAGGTTGAATTGTGGGAGGCGTGGGAACGTTCCAAGACCGGGAAAACGAGAGAGAAAAACAGACAGAACGCAAAGCCCCGTAAAGTGTTGGAGGATGGCGATAACCCGGAATATTACGGGTATGAGGAAACCACAACGGAAACGTCCGCCGGGAACCCCCGGTTTTTGGATTTGCTTTTGAATGTGCAGCAACGCCGGGCAAAGATGTTGGGATTTGATGCACCAATTAAAGTTGAGATTCCGGGAATAGAAAAAAGCATAAACGGCGATGCACCGCAATACGATGTATCAGCAATCCCGGAGGATTTATTGTTTGCGGTTGCTGATAAACTACAAACAGCAGAATATAAAAAACAATTAGCAGAGAAAGGAGTAATTGACGATGGCACGAACAACAAAGAATAATATCAAGAAAAAAGACGAACCGAAACCCGTACACACGTGCGGCGAATGTGGTTGGGGTAAATTCTATTATGAACATTCAAATTTAGATATGGCCGGGAACCCGATTTGTTTAAAATGCCCGTTTGTCGAAAATCACAGTATGATACGTTCGGAAAAAGCGTGCGACAAATGGAAAATGAAACATTAAATTGGTCGTTTTTTAAGATTTCCGGTTTTTAAGTCAGAAAAAATACGGGGGTAAGACAAAAATATATGGTATATTTTTAAGAATTAAACAAAATGGATAAAGAACAATTACTTAAAATGTACGCCGCACTAAAAAACAATCCCGGGGAATTAGTAAAAGCGGCGTCACGCAATAGGCTGATAAACTTTGCCCGGTATATGCAACCGGATTTAGCATTGGAACCGTTCCACGTCGTTTATTATACGTTGTTGGATAAATTCGCCCACGGCGAAATAAAGAAAATGATTGTGCAAATGCCCCCTCAACATGGAAAAAGCGAGGGTTCAAGCCGAAAGTTACCATCTTTTATGTTGGGATTAGACCCGGACAAAAAGATTTGTATCGGTTCCTATGCGGCAACCATTGCGAGAGATTTTAACCGGGATGTCCAAAGAATAATTGACACACCAAGATACCGGGAATTGTTTCCGGAAACATATTTGAACGGTTCCAACGTAGTAACAATGGCTAATACGTATTTACGAAATTCCGACGTAATAGAAATGGTTGGGCGTAAGGGTTCATTGCGTGTTGTCGGCCGTGGCGGTTCGTTGACTTCAAAAACGGTTGATGTTTCTATTTTGGACGACGTTTATAAAGATTATGCCGAGGGCAACAGCCCGATTGTACGTAATGCAGCATGGAAATGGTACACGACCGTAGTACGTACCCGTTTGCATAATGATTCCCAAGAATTAATTGTGTTTACCCGTTGGCATGATGATGATTTGATTGGGCGCATAGAAAAAAGCGGGGAAACCGTAATTGATATTAAAAGTTGGGATGATGTAAAAGACATTCCGGCGGGCGCATGGGTACGAATAAATTTTGAGGGACTGAAAACCGGGGAACCAACAGAGATTGACCCACGGGAACCGGGGGCGGCGTTATGGGATAGACGACACAGCCGGGTAAAATTGGAGGGGCAAAGAGCGTTAGACCCCGTACAATTTCAATGCTTGTATCAAGGCAACCCCGGAAATGCAGAGGGCAAATTGTACCGGAACCCGTTCCGAACATACGTTGACAAATCCGAATGGGGGACGTATGTACGTAGCGGAAATTATACAGACGTTGCCGACGAGGGCGACGACTTTACATTTTCGGCATGTTATGACATTTACAAATCTGGTAATGAGGCATGGAACGAACAAAAGAAACGGTTTGAACCGATTTTGTATGCGCTAATTACTGACATGGTATTTACGCAGGAAAATACAGAAGTAACAGCCGTTACCGTCCCGGAAATGATAAACCGTTGTGGAACGCAAAAAGCATGGATTGAAAGTAACAACGGCGGTGCCGGGTTTGAAAAGTTGATACGTAAAAAGATAAAAGCGATTTCCGAACCATTTTACCAAGGTGCCAACAAGGAAAGCCGCATTATAACAAATTCGGCAAGCGTCAACGCCCAAATCATAATGCCGTTAGGATGGGAGGAACGTTTTCCAAAGATACATGAACACGTAACCGGGTTTTTGCGTGATTTCCCAGCAAATGAGCATGACGACCCGGAGGACGGTTTGACCGGAATATATGAAAAGGAATTGGCGGACGGCGATACACGACCATACAGCCAAGCAACAAGGGGCGTTAAACGTCGTAACTAACAATTTATTCCATATACGCAAGAGTTTAACGGAAAAATATTATAACTTTGCAAAAGATAAATGGGGTAAAGAGTTAGCCCCGGAGATAGTAAAACGAGTTTTAAATATTAAAATTTTAGGATTATGATTTGTAAGTGTCCGGCGGGTACGGCTTTGCCCGATATTCCCGTAAGTAATTGCCCGGAAAGTTTTGGGCAGATTCAGAAAGTAGCATTTCAAAGATTGTACAAAAGCACCGGAGAAAAAAATTCATTTAAAACCGATGCAGGTATTGAAAAAAAAGCGTCGTGGACGCCGTTGTTGTCGGCTGACGATGATACAAAGATTGTTATTTCCCCATACATTCAAGCCCCGACAGCAGAAGCAGGCGCAGTAAGAACGTTTGGAGGTGGAAACGAAACATTGGGAGGCGTTGAGGAAATTGTGGGACGTGAGCCAACGCCATTTACCGGGGTTATGCGAAAGTTGCCACAGAAAATTATCAAGGCTTTGAAAGAATTGCAGTGCGAAAGTTGGGGCGACAATTTGGGCGTTTATCTGTTTGACGAAAACGGCGCAATTGGAGCAATTCAAGACGCAACAACAGCAACAACCCATTATCCGATTCCAATACGTTCTTTGTTTATCGGCGATAAAACATTGGGCGGATATGAGGCACCGGATAGCAACAACATTCAATGGGCATTTTTGCCGAATTGGTCGGATGATTTGGCAATTATTGTTCCGCAGGATTTCAACCCGCTAACAGATTTAAAAGCGGCACCATAGCAATAAGGGGGTTGGTTATGGGAAAGACAACAAAAGTTTTATTGGTTTGTCCCCAACACAATATGAAACGAGAATTTGAGATAACGCACGCCGAACGTTTGTTGATGATGGGAAATAACGGCGGATGGCAGTTGCCGGAAAACTCAAATTTTGAATTTAGCAAAGATTATGGGATTAGGTATAAACGACATAAAAAAACAGATTACGGAGCAAAAGAAAGGGGCGACGATTAACCGTGCGATTGTACACCAACAGCGCATTAAGTTTCACGCCGAAACCTTTGTTGCGCCGTATATCAGTCAACCGTTAACGGATTTTCTGAATTTCGTTTCAAACCTTATACCCGACGATAAGTTTAAAATTTTCAAAACTCTTTTCCGTTACCCCGTTAAGACCAACGAGGTAACGGGAATTTGCTTTGATAAGTTGAGCCGAATTTTTGACGGTCGTAACCCGGCGTTCAATTATCAGTTTATGGAGAGCGGACAAAGGGACGATTGGGAGTATTATAGACAGAACGTTTTAAGGGAGCCGGAAATTTGGAGTTCTAAAGGGTGGGAATATTTCAAAACCGAAATTAACAGCGTTCTAATTGTGGATTTGCCAACGGAGCAAGACGCCGCCGATAAATACCCCCGTCCGTATTTCTATTGGTTGCCAATTGAGCAGGTAATAACGTTTGATGCAGACCCGGTAACGGGCGTTATGCGATGGATAATTTTCAAGCAGGACGACAAACGTATTGCAGTAATTGACGATGAGAGATACCGGGTATTTACGGAGAAAGACGGGAATATTGGCGATTTGCTGATTGACAGCCCCCACGATTTAGGTTATACCCCCGCCCGTTTCTTTTGGAATAAGGCAATAAGTTTGAGGGAACCCGATGTTAAGGCGTCGCCATTGACCGAGCAGTTGGAAAGCATGGATTGGTATCTGTTTTATCATATATCAAAACGGCATTTGGATATGTACGGTTCATATCCTATTTATTCCGGCTATGAACAAAGTTGCGATTTCAGCAACGCAGAAAATGGCGATTATTGCGACGGCGGGTTTTTGAAAGACAAACAAGGACGTTACAAGTTAGACCAAGCCGGGATATTAGAGCGTTGCCCGAAATGTGGCGACAAACGAATTGCCGGGGTTGGTTCTTTTGTTGAAATACCCGTTCCCGATGGCGACAAACAACCGGATTTGCGCAACCCGGTTCAGATGTTGACCGTTGACCGTAATAGTTTGGATTATAATGTTGCCGAGGAAGAGCGATTGCGCAACAATATTATCACGTCTATTGTCGGAACGAATGAGGAAATAACAACACGGGACGCATTAAACGAACAACAGATAAAAGCAAATTTTGAGAGCCAAAGCACAATTTTAAACCGGGTAAAGAAAGGATTTGAGGCGGCGCAACAATTCGTTGATGAAACGGTTTGCCGATTGAGGTACGGCAATTTGTTTGTTTCTGCAAAAATCAATTTAGGCACGGAATTTTATATTTACGATGCAATGGAGTTGCGGGAACGTTACAAGTTAGCAAAGGAAACCGGAGCAAGTGAGGCAGAATTGGACGCAATGCAAAACCAAATTATCGAAACGGAGTACCGGAACGACTCGACCCAATTACAACGTATGTTAGTGTTGGCAGAATTGGAGCCGTACCGACATTTAACCCGTGCCGAGGTATTAAATTTATATGGGCAACAGATAATTAGCGAACCGGAATTGCGTGTAAAACTGAATTTTGCTAATTTTGTTCGCAGATTTGAGCGAGAAAATACAAATATTTTGGAATTTGGAACGCAAATACCATTTTCCGAGAAAATAAAAGTAATAACTAATAAATTTTACGAGTATGCAAGTGAGAACAGAGGAGGGGCAAATTAAAGACGTCAATATTTTAGACGTTACCCCGGAAAATTTTATTGTACCAAAGGGCGAGGAAGATTGTTATCATTGCCGAATTGAGGTTAAGAAATTCAACCAAGACACGGGCGAAAGAATTTCAAAACCACGTATGCAGGTTTTCGGCAAAAAGTTCTTTGAATCTTTTGGGTTGCACAATTTGAGAAAGCAGGGTTTTACCGTTGATGTAATGCACGACCCGAACAAATGGTTGCAGGAAAACGAGGCTAAATTGGAGGCAGAAAAACAGAAGAAAGCCGAAGCCGGTGCAAAAGCCAAAGCAGAGGCAGCAGAGGCAGAGAAAAAAGCAATGAAAGAAGCTATGAAAGCCGAAATTCTTGCAGAACTGAAAGCCGAGGGATTGTTGGAAACGGCGGCAAAGCTGGGAAGAAAATCAAAGGAAACACCGGAAGCAAAGCAGGATGCGCCGGAAACAAACAAATAAGTTAAACCAAAAAATTATAAAGATATGGCACAGATTGCACAGCAGGACAATTTGATTGTTACAAGTACGAAACCAATTGCGACGATAGACGAAGCCGCAAAAAAGAAATTGAAAGAATGTATTGAAGCCGGAACGATTAACGATGTTATTGTAGTAACACCGGAAACGGCAAAAGTAACAAACAAATCAAAGGTATTGGCATGGTCGAAAGACGTAACAACACCGCAGGCACCAACATATAAGGTTGCGTTGGTAGATTGCAATACCGGAGCGTTGAGCGTATTTAGTTTGAGTTAATAATAAAAGGGTAATATTATGGCATTAACAAGAGAAATTTTGGTAGCGAATGCGGCTTTGTCCGGTTTGACTGACGAACAGATTAACGCAATTACAACGTTATCACAGAATGACGAAAATAGTGTAATAGCAAAGAAAACCGGGGAAATTTACGGCAATTTGGATGTGGATATTTTGGCAGCGTCCGGAGTTGAGAAAAACGGAACTGAAAAAACATACGATTACGCAAAACGTGTGTTGGGAGATTTTAAGACAAAAGCGGAAAGCGTTACCGGGTTGGAATCACAGATTGCAACATTGACAAAAGAGAAAACCCGTTTGGAAAAAGTAATTGCCGACGGTGGAGCAGATGCAGAAACCGCAAAGCAATTAAAGCAGGCAAAAGCAGATTTGGCAAACGTTACAACTCAATATACAGAGTTGAACAAAAAGTTTGAGGCAGAAAAAGAAAACCACGCCAAAGAGTTGTTCGGCATTAAGATAGACAACGAATTGCAAACAGCGTCCGCAGGGCTTAAATTTAAGGCAGGTTTGCCGGAAAGTGTAACAAAGGTTATTTTGCAGCAGGCTAACGATAAAATCAAGGGAATGAACCCGGAATATATCGACGATGGCAAAGGCGGCAAAATTTTGGCGTTTAAGGACGAAACCGGGGCGATTATGAGAAACCCGAACAATCAGTTAAACCCATTTACGCCGGGCGAGTTGTTAACCCGTGAATTGGACGCAATGGGAATAATTGACAAAGGACGCCAACAGCCGGGAGGCGGAACAATCCCGCCGGGAGGTAGAGGCGCAGGCGGTAGCGTAGTAATTGACGTTGCAGGATGCAAAACACGTGTTGAAGCATACGACGCAATTAGTAACAATCTGATGGCGCAGGGAATGACCGCAGGTTCCAAAGAGTTTGAGGATGCAATGGCGCAAGCATGGAAAGACAACAATATTGCAGCATTGCCGGAGAGATAAAACAACCACGGGTAAAGGGTAAACCCGCATTAATAACAATTTAAAATAAAACATTATGAGTTTAATTGCAACAAGATTACAGAATTGGCGAGTTCAGAACCCGGAATTTGACCGCAATATGACCCGCCCGTGTGAGTATGGCGCATTGGATTTCTTTATTGAGCAAACCAACGCCGCAAATTCCATTATTAACCCAAAGTTGAGGGAAAGGGCGTTTGCCTCAATGGGTAATACCGTGCAAATCCCGGTTATCAATTACGATGGCGATGTTACCGTTGGCAACGTCCGTTCATGTGTAATTGAGGACGACGAAAATACGTCCGCACTTTATACCGTTGTGTGGGCAACATACACAATCGGTTTTACTATGGTTCCGGCGGCTTATACGAACAATGAAATTTCGTATGAACACGACTTTTACCGTAAAATGGAAAAATATACACGTGCGTTGGCTGATGCGTTAGACAAAGGCGCAATTGCAGCGTTGGAAGCACAGAAAACGCAGGTATTGAAAGACAAATTGAATTATGACTTTTCCGGTAACGTTATCAAGGTTAAAAAGGAAATGGCAACCGAAATTTTGGGCGACATTGACCCAATTATGAGAGCCAATTGTTACCCACGTATGCCGCATATCGTTTGCAACGCCGGAATCGAAAGTTTGGTTCGCAAGTTGGCGCAGCATGGAGCGACAAACGACGTAAACAAACAGTTGGAATACGCCGGAAAGAAATTCCATTACACAAACAACGTGACAAACGAAGTAAGCCAAAATGGAACATTCTTTGCTGTTGAAGATGGTAACGTTGGCGTGTTAACCCGTGTTGACCGTGAAGCATTGCGCCGTACACGTGCCAATTTCCATGAATGGGATGTTGTACGTTTGCCGATGATTGATTTGCCAGTTGGTTCACATTACTATACTTCGGTTGGCGACCAAAGTGCAACAGTAGGAGCAGCAACAGAGGATTTGACTTGCGCCGTTAAGGAGTATTTCGGATTTAGTGTTGATGTTGCCTTTTTGGTTGCTTATAACAGTGACCCAACAAAGGTTGCAAATCCGATTATCAAAGCGCAGATTGCAGCACGTGACCAAAACGAACCTTTGGGTATGCCTGTATATGTAACCAACGCCGGGGATTTTCCCGCCGGAGGTGCAGGCGCATAAGCCGGAAAACGGAACAATTATTTAACCGAGGGGACGGGGTGGTTATCCCCGCCCCCTTATTTATTGCAATCTTAATTCCTAATATGGGAAATAAATGGGCGTTTTTATGATAAGAATAAATGAAATATGCGAAGCGTTAAAAAATGTGTGCGGGTGGGAGCAATCATACGACCCGGCAAAGGCGATAGACGACAATTTAACGCAGACGGAAAGTGGGTTGTATTTTCAAGGTGCGCACCCGCTTTTGACGTTAGACAATATGCGTTCAATAATGCCGGATGATTGGGGATTACAATACCCGGAATGGAATTTGATTTTGCCGTATAAAGCCGGGCAAAAGGTAAAGCATAATAATATATTTTGGATTGCTAAAATAGATAATACCGGGCAGGAACCGACGGCGAGCGATTTTAACGGAGATTACAGCCGGGATGATTACGGAAACCCGTATTGGCGACCATACAACATTTTTTCTGACTTTTTGGAAAGACTGACATTAAACGGAATTGCAACCGTTGTTCAGACTTTTACACAGATTAAGCAGTTGGAAAAGGAAACCCGCAATTTATTGGAAAGAAAAACGTTTTTTGATGGTTCCGGCAGAATCCGGGCTACAATTCAAAATACCCATAAATTAGTAGGATTTGAAATTGTTCCGGTTCGTAGTATGGGGGTAACAACCAAAATTGAGAAAATCGGGCTACAAATGACCGGAGCGACCGGAAAGGTAAGAATGTATTTATTTCATTCGTCGCAGATTGACCCGGTAAAAACATTCGATTTGGATTTTACCGTTACAAATGGCGGCTTTCAATGGTTCCCGTTGACCGATTGTTATTTGCCGTATATCAGCGACGCAAACAACGCCGGGGGTTCATGGTTTCTTTGCTATAATCAAGACGAATTACCCGCCGGGATGGAAGCAATAAACGTATCTAAGGATTGGAGCCGGGAGCCGTGCGGAACGTGCAACATTGGTTCCGTCGAAACATGGCGAGAAATGACAAAGTATTTGCAGGTTTCCCCATTTAAGGTTGACGCCCCGGAAACATTCGAGCAATACCCGGAATTATGGGACGTGGCTTATACTATGTACACAAATACCCACAATTACGGGCTAAATTGCGAAATAACGGTTGGTTGCGATTTGACCGACTTTATTATTTCGCAACGGCAGATGTTCCAAACCGTTATTCAAAGGCAGGTTGCGGCAATAGGTTTGCGAACGTTAGCAATGAATCCCAACGTTAGGGTTAACCGCAATCAGTCAAATGCAAGCCGCACCGATATTCTGTATGAGTTGGACGGCAATACGTCCGGGGTTCGTCCCGGCGGGTTGGGTTATGACCTTAAAAAAGCGTATGAGGCTTTGCGGTTAGATACGCAAGGATTAGACCGCATTTGTTTGAGTTGTAACAATCATGGCGTTAGGTACAGAACTGTTTAATATATAATTTCAAATGAAAGTTGTATATAATTTTAAAGAATAATTGTAAATGGGAAAAATTGACGACTTATTAAAACGGGTCGTTAAGTTCAACGATGAATTAACGTCCGGGCGGTTAGTGCAAAAAATAATATGGGACAACGAGGCGTATATAATAGATATGAACGCCGAGGAACAATTGTTTGAACAAGGCGTTAACCGTTTGGGCGTTTCAATCATGGATTACGCCCCGTATAGCCCGGTAACAATTGCAATCAAAGAGGCAAAGGGACAGCCTACAAACCGGGTAACGTTAAGGGATGAGGGCGATTTTCAAAGTAGCTTTTATTTGGAAGTTGGCGACAAACAATTTGAAATTAAGGCGGCGGATTGGAAAACCGAGGAATTAATAAAAAAGTATGGACGCCAAATTTTAGGTTTAACGGACGAAAATATTAAAATCCTTATATGGCATTATATTTTCCCGGATTTAATAACAGAGGCAAAAAAAACGATATATGGCAGCGAATAACAAAGCCCCGGTGATTGCGAACCCGGAATTATTAGACCGTATTATTGGAAATATACAAACCGGATTGGTTGATAATTTACCGTGGTTGGACAAAGCATTTGGACGGGCTGAAAGACTTGTTAAATATGACGGGAACCGGAAACGTTATTTTACCCCGTGCGTTTATGTAGGGCGAAACGATTATATAGAAGTAACCCCGGATGCAAATATTGGGAATTTTTCGTTTTTTTGGATTGACGACCCGCAGGACGTTAGTTGGGAATCCGGCGTTTCAATAGGGCTAAAAACCTCGTTTTCCCTTATCTTTTGGTTTGATTTCCGGAAGATATTCAACGATGCGAGCGACCGGAACAAAGAAGCAGTTAAGCGGCAAATATTGGACGTGTTGAACGGAGGCTTTTGGCTGAAACATGGGCGTTTGAAAATAACAAAGGTTTATGAGTTGGCGGAAAATATTTACCGGGGTTTTTCTTTGGACGAAATAGACAACCAATTTTTAATGCACCCGTACGGCGGGTTCCGGTTCTATGGAGAATTAAGTATTGGAGAATCATGTAAATTGTAAGATTATGAAAGAATTTATTTTTTACGTTATATTGGTCGCAATGTTGGCGGCTTTTGTGCTTACATTATTGCGCAAATGGGGCGTTATTGAATGGGTACAAGTTCACGGGAACGATTTCTTTGCAAAGATGTTTAGTTGCGATTTCTGTTTGTCGTGGTGGACGTGCGTTCTGATTTGTTTCTTTGCGTTGATATTTACCGGGAACCCCGCATTTTTGGGCGTTCCCTTTTGTAGTACAATGATAACACGTGTTTTATTATGAAGAATGTACAAATAAAAGGAATGAACGTTGAGTTGTATGATAGTATAGACGAATTGCCGATGTTGCGTTTCCACAAGTATAACAAAATGCTTTTGGTTGACGCCGGAATTGGTTCGGATTTGTCGGATTTTGACAGACATATTGAAAAGGCGATAAGGTATGCACACAGCAAAACCCCGCAGTTGGCGGCGGTTGAGTTAGAGAATATGCGCCAAAATGTGTATTTCATACAATCCGAGATTTCGCCCCGGTATTTAGCTTTTGCGGTTTTAGTAAAGAGCATTGACGGGAACCCGTGCAATGATTTATCAGACGACGGATTGCAAAAGATAGTTGATTTGTTCGCCGATGTTCCGAACGCAGAATTAACCGCCCATTTGGAAGCGGTTAAAAAAAAAATAGATGAAGAATTGCGGTTGTATTTTCCCCGGTTATTTGATGATGCAGCATTAAAAGAGTATTTCGACCAACTGAAAGAAAGAACGGTTATTTTATTGCGCACAATCATAGCCGGGGAAGCAACCGAAACGGATGCAAAAAGAATTGACGAAATTACAGCAGAGTTGATAACGTATTTCAATCCGCAATCATTTTCGGGAGCCGACAGCGTAGAAATACGATACGACAAACAATTTGAAAATATGTGTTTGATATTGTCGCAGAATTTGCACGTTGACCCGAAAAGATTTACCGTATTGGAATATTACAACGCATTTGAGTATGTAAAAGAACAAGCAAGAAAAGCCCAAAAACAGAAAAGCGTAAAATAAAGCGATTTCCGGAGTTATTCCCCGGCAGATAATAAAATATACGTTTGAGAAAAGAAAATCGAAATACGAGGAAATTTCCCGAAAATAACACAGATATATAGAAGTGATATGGTTTTAAATAATAACTTTGCATAAACTAAAAAAATAGAAATATGAGAAATGAAATTTGGAAAGATGTAAAGGGGTATAAACCTATATATCAAGTAAGCAATTACGGGCGTGTTAAATCGTTAGAACGTAAAACAAAATGTAATACGGGAGAGCAAAAACGCAAAGAAAAAGTTTTAAGTCCGGGGAAAGCACGTAAATATCTATATGTGTATTTATACGATAATGTAGGCAAACGAAAGTCTGTATTAATTCATAGGCTTGTAGCATTGGCGTTTGTGTCAAATAAGGATAATAAACCGTATGTTGACCATATAGACGGGAACCCGTTAAATAATCATTATGAAAATTTACGTTGGGTTACACAAAAGGAAAATTGCAACAATCCTATTACAAGAATAAAATTAAAAGGAAGAAAATCTGCAAGGGCAAGGCGTGTTAAATGCTATTCTTTGAACGGAAGATTTATAAATGAGTTTGAAAACATAACAATAGCCGCAAAAGAAACAAATACACACCGTGAAAATATATCAAAATGTTGCAGGGGGATATATAAAAAAACAAATGGTTTAATTTTTAAATACTCTTAAATATGACAGATAATCAACCGATAAAATACAGCGATTTAGTAAAGCCGGATAACTCAATTGAGGAATTAATAAAACAATTGACCGAGTTAAAAGACACATATACGGACGCATTGGCAAGTATCAAAGCCGAGGCGATTCAATTGGCGGCTACATTGCAAAAGGTTTCCGGAGCCACGGAGGACGGGCGGAAAAAGACAAAGAAAGCCGCCGATGACGCCGACCGTTTGGCACGTGCGCAAAAAGAATTGGCGTTTGCTGAAAGCGACGCCGCCAAAAAATTAGCGGAGTTGAATTTGGCAAAGCAGGAAGCAAACCAAATAAATAAATTGATTATCAAAATAAATCAATCTGCCGAGGGTAGTTATAACCGTTTATCGGCGCAATATTCATTGAATAAGATTTATTTAAACAACATGACTAAAGCCGAACGGGAAAACACCGAGGAGGGGCGAAAATTGGTTGCACAAACCAAAGAAATATACGAAGAAATGAAACGTTTGCAGGAAGCAACCGGGAAATTTCAATTGAACGTCGGAAATTATACGGAGGCGTCCGACGCAATTATTGCGTATGGCGACAAATTAAAAGAAACGTTAGGTTTAAATAGCGCATTTGGCGAAAGTCTTTTGGCGTTAGGACGTGGCGGGGCTGAAAGTAAAGCCGTTTTTACAGCTATTGGCGACGGGGCAAAAGCATTGGGAAAAACTTTGTTGGGATTACTTTCAAACCCGGTTTTTTTGGCGATTGCCGGAATTGCGGCGGCGGGTGCGGCGTTTAAATGGTGGTACGATTATAACGCCGGGTTAGTTGAGGCAACGAGATTGACGCAACAATTTACCGGGAAAAGTGGCGATGATTTGAAAGCGTTTAGAAATGAGGTGCAAGCCGTCGCCGATTCATTCAACGCAGATTTCCGGGAAACATTGATTGCAACAAACGCATTATCAAAACAATTTGGTATTTCTGCAAATGAGGCATTGCAATTGGTTAAGGATGGGTTTTTAGCCGGAGGCGATGCGAACGGGGAATTTTTAGACACGTTGAAAGAATACCCGGCATATTTCAAAGAGGCGGGAATATCAGCAGACCAATTTGTTGCAATTGTTACCCAAACAAACAAAATGGGTATCTTTTCAGACAAAGGCGTTGACGCAATTAAGGAGGCAAATTTGCGTTTGCGTGAAATGACGACGGCGACGGCGGAGGCTTTGGATGGTATTGGTATTTCGTCGGAACAAGTTCAAAAAGATTTGCAGACCGGAACCAAAACGATATTTGATGTTATACAAGACGTTTCCGCAAAATTGGCAAAATTGCCGGATAATGCGGCAACGGTCGGGGCTGCAATTGCAGATATATTCGGGGGGCCCGGAGAGGACGCCGGATTGCAGTATTTGCGCACGTTGAAAGATATTTCAACAAACATGGATGAAGTAAAAGGGAAAGCCGGAGTTTTGGCGCAATTGCAGGAGGAACAATTGCAAAGCCAAATTGAGTTGCAAAACGCATTATCCGGGTTGTTTGACGCAACCGGAGGGAATTTTGAAACGTTGACAACGCAGGCAAAAGTTTTTGTTAACCAAGGATTGACGGCGATAATAAAAGGGGTTATTGATGTTGTCAATTACTTGATTGAGTTATACAATGAAAGTGTTTTGATACGTGCAATTTGGAATGGGATTGTTGCCGGATTCAAAACAACATTTGATACGTTGGGAAATTTGTTTGGATTCTTTATTGATATAGTCAAAGCAACCGGAACCGCATTAAAGGGAGCGTTTACGTTGGATTTTGACGACGTTAAAAAAGGGTTGTCAGATTATGCAGCCGCATACGGAAATTTGGTAAAAGCACAAGTAAAGGACATTACCCAAAATTTCAAAGAGGGATTGGATGATATGCAAAAGAAAATAAAGCCGATAACAATCCCGGTATCTGTTGGAGATACGCAAGCACAAATCGGGAATAGCCCCGTAACGACAAATTCGCCAAAAATTGATACGACAAAAAAGGATAAAGAAGCGGAAAAGGCTGCAAAAAAGGTAGAGAAAGCATATAAAAAGAATTTGGAAGCAACCCGAAAATTGCAGGATGCACAATTGCAGTTGGAAACCGACGAATGGGAAAAGCGTCGCCAACAAACGCAATATCAGTATTCCCGACAAATTGAGGACTTACAACACCAATTGCAGACCGAAAAGGATTTGAACGAAACCGGACGCCAAGCAATAAACGCCACAATTACGGCGTTGGAACAGCAACAAACCGAGGCGTTATTGAAAATCGAACAAGGCCGACAATTGCAGGAATTGGCGTTGCAGAAAGAAAGCATTGAATTACGTTTGCAAGCAGTCAAAGAGGGAAGCGAGCAGGAAAGACAATTGCGGATGCAGTTGTTGGAAAACGAAAGACAAACCGCATTATTACAGAACCAACAGAAACCGACCAGACAACAGCAGGACGCCGGGGCGATTAATGCAAGTTTTGACGCAAAGGGAGCCGGAATTGCGGACGAATATTTGCAAGCGCAATTACAGATATTCGACCAACAACAAGCGTTGGCACAATCGGAGTTTGATTTGTTGAGAAATTCAGAAGCCCGGAAAACTCAATTCCGTTTGCAAGCAGAAAAGGAACGTTTGCAAAAGGTTTTAGAATTAAATCAGCAAGCCGCCAATAAATTGTCTGATGTTGAGGTACAAACAATTCAAAACACTATTAAAAAAATAGACCAAGAAATTGAGCAATCCAAAGGGGAGGAACGAGGAACAGACATTTACGGTTTGTTTGGGCTTAATTTGGACGACGACCAAAAAGAGGCAATTAATACGTCTATGCAATACGCATTGGATGCGTTAAATACATTCACGGCGGCACGTGTTGCCGCAGCAGATGCAGCCGTTGAGCAAGCGGATAAAGAGGTTTCCGCCGCACAATCGGCGTTGGATGCAGAATTGGAAGCAAGGGCAAACGGGTACGCCAATAATGTTGTACAAGCGCAAAAGGAGTTGGATTTGGCAAAGAAAAACCAAGAAAAAGCGTTGAAAGAACAACAGAAAGCGCAAAAACAGCAGGCAGCAATACAAACATTGCAGCAAATCGGAAACATGGTAACAGCAACGGCGTTGATATGGTCGCAATTAGGTTTCCCGTTTGCAATACCTGCAATTGCCGTAATGTGGGCGAGTTTTGCAGCGTCTAAAATCAAGGCGGCGCAATTGGCAAAACAGACCGGAGGAACCGGAGGAACGGAAACATACGGCGACGGTACCGTTGAACTTTTGGAGGGCGGTTCGCACCAAAGCGGAAATGATATTGATTTAGGAACGAAACCGGACGGAACCCGCCGGCGTGCCGAGGGAGGCGAATTTTTCGCCGTGATAAATAAACGAAGTTCACGCCGTTTCAGAAAGATAATACCGGACGTTATCAATTCGCTAAACAATGGTACGTTTGCACATAAGTATTTAAAATCCTATTCAGACGGCGACGGTTTGACGTTAAACGTTACCGGACAAAGCCCGGATTTACGCAATTTGTCGGATGATGTAAGGGAAATTAAGGAACAGAACCGACGACGGGTTTACGTGGATGGCGACGGAAATACGATTGAAAGTTACAAGAATTTGAAACGTAAAATAAAAAGACTATGACACCAAAATATAGATTCTTTTTGCAGATAGGGGAGGACGGAACCAAACAAACCGTCTGCCCCAATTATAAGGATGATTTAACGTTGGATTATGAGTTGGAAACAAATCAAAGGTTTTACCGGGCTAAATTGTCCGGTAAAATAAACTTTGTCCGTGCTGATTACGATATTATCAATGACGCCCCGTTTGATTCTGAATTTTTCCTATATATCGAAAAAAGCGATGATTGGGGACAAACATACAATCAATACTATAAAGCAAAGTTTATGAAAACGGATTGTACGTTTAATGATGATGATAAATTGGTTACGGTACAGCCGGAAACAATAGACCAATACAACGACGTTTTGGCAGGATTGGAAAAGGAATACAATTTAATTGAGTTGGCCCCACAAATCGAATTTCTTACAATAAGAAAACGCCCATTGATACAAATATACGTTCCCGGAGATAGTATTGTTTCGTGCTTTTTGGGCGGCACGAATTGGGAACAAGACGCAAACGCCACGACTGACCAAAACACATTAATACAAACCTATCATTTTGCACTATGTAATATTTTGAAAGAAATACAAATTACGTCGCACGGTTCCCCGGCGGTAATATCCGGGCTTTATACTGGGCGGATGTCGACGGGTGTAAGTCCTGATGAATTTATGGGAGATTTATACCCGGAATTAAATGTAAATTATTATATCCATATTGCACAAAAACGAGTTGCGGGTGGGCTACCTATTGGGCTAGCAGGTGTTGAGATACGCCGCCGTTCTGATGATGTGGCAATGTTCCGGTATACAAAGACAACGCAAGAACCTTTTGATACGTTGGAATTTGATTTAACCGCCGTTGAGGGTTCCGGGGCAACGGGTACGATGCACGCCGATATGAAAAGTTATAATATATACGCCCGATATTTGGTTGATGTTGATAAAATAGACGATTTAGATACATACCCGTTGTCGTCCGATGATATTGTAGATAATAATAGAAATTACCGCCGGGCAATTGGTTACGCAATCGACGTGGCATCTATATCTAATAATTTTTCAGATACGCCGACCGAGTGGGGATTAGCCGACAGTGGAAAGTATTTTGAGCCGCCTTATTCCATATATGGACAAACGTTTTATCCAATCGCCCGGTCAACGTGGCGTTATGCGTCGTTATGGTTTGGGTTTTATCTGATGGATTGGATATTAGAGGAAAAAGCCCGAAAAGCATATACTTTGCGTGATGCGTTTACATTGTCGTCATGTATCAATGTGCTATTAAAAGAATTTGCGCCCGGAATAACGCATGAAGCGACGCCGGAATACAGCCAATTTCTTTATAACACAAACAATCCTATTTCCGGGCAGTCATTTAAGTTGCTAATAAGTCAGAAAAGTAATATCATTAATGGCGAATATAAAACCCCGGCGCAAAAAGCCCCGATTACATTACAACAGATTATGACGATGTTACGGGATATTTACAAATGTTATTGGTATATTGAGGACGGAAAATTTAAAATTGAACAGGTAAGTTGGTTTAGAAATGGCGGTTCGTATGGATATAACCCGATTATTGATTATGATTTAACACAATTAGAAAACGTTAGGAACGGCAAAAAATTAGCTTTTGCAACGTCTGAATATTCATTTGACAAAGTAGAAATGCCGGAACGTTATCAATTTGAGTGGATGGATGATGTAACAACACCATTTGAGGGTTTACCAATAGAAATTACGTCCAAATATGTAACAGCCGGAAAGATAGAAGAAATAAATATTTCCAATTTTACGTCCGATATTGATTTGATGTTGTTAAACCCCGGTGCAATTAGTTTGGATGGATTCGCATTGTTTGCGGCGGTTATGCCGTCCGGAGGTGGACAATTGGAATTGCCGTTTACAAGACAAACCGTTGATGGCGTAGAATATTTTTTGCAAAATGGATATTTAGCGTTTATCAATATACAACCGACATATTGGGTTTATGATATGCCCGCACGGAATTTCAAAATAAATAATTCCCAATATTATGCTTTGGGAGGATTGGAACGTAAAAAGAAACAAACATTGAATTTCCCGGCAGGAACCACAGACCCAAACCCGATGCAGTTAGTTAAAACATATATCGGTAACGGTCAAGTTGATAAACTTTCAGTAAATTTGTGTAGTAGAAATATAAAAGCAACGTTGAAATATGATACAGAATAACAATATAAGCGTTTTACCGTGGTACACGTCAATAAACGAACAGAACCACCGTAAAAGTTACGCATACGGCGCAATTTATCCGTTGTTTGCCCCGGCTGATAGATTGTTACCGTTTCAGATAATGAGAAACACACGGTCAAACAATGTTACGTCAGTGGTATTGTATGAAAAGACCGGAAAGCAAGTTGCAAACATAACAACGTATATGAAAGAAACCGGATTGCAGATTGTCCGGTTTCAAACGTTGGGTTATGATGTTATATTGTACCCGTCAATTTTACCCATGCCATTAAATCAGTTGGACGGAATATATTATATGACGTTATCGGATGGCGTGCAAACGTGGTATTCTGAAATGTTCACGGTCGTACAAGATGTTTCCGGTTACTTAAAAATACAATGGTGGGATATTGAAAATTTGGTATTTGACGCCGGGCAAATAGTATATAAAAACCCGGATTTCAAAAATACGTTGTACCTTTGTACAGAGTTGGGAAAACCGGATTATGAATTTGAAGAGGACGGAGAAGAACGGGACGGGTATTTTTTCCCGGAAAAACAAATATCAGTCAAAACGTTTAAATGTACGATATTGGCACCGGAGTTCCTTTGCGACGTTATGCGTTTTATCCGTATGGCTGATTATATTCATATAACAGATAAATACGGCAGGGAATACGATTGCGACACGTTTCTAATTACACCAAAATGGCAAACGCAGGGAGATTTGGCGAGCGTGGAAATTGAGTTTAAAACAAATACCGTAGTAAAGAAAATAGGACGTGGCTATATTATAAGCAATAAAGGAGATTTTAACGACGATTTCAATAATGATTTCAATAACAATTAAATTAATTAGATTATGGGAAATTACGAACAATTAAAACAAGCTGTTTCAAATGTTATTAAAACGAATGGAACGCAAGCAATTACCGGGAAAGTGTTGCAAAATACTTTGCTTACAATGATTAATAGTTTGGGAGGAAATTTCCAATTTGTAGGTATTGCAACAACAGCAACAAATCCCGGAACACCCGACCAAAATGTTTTTTATTTAGCCGGAGAGGGTACATATACAAACTTTTCAAATATTGTTATTGATACGGGGCAATTAGGAGTATTAAAATGGAACGGGTCATGGAGTAAACAAGTATTAGAGATTGGTTCCGGTGGTGGTAATATGATTCTTGATTGGAATACAGATGTTGCAACAACAAGAAAGCAAGTATTAACAAAATATAGAAAACCCGGTATTCAAATAAGTTATAAAGACCCGGTAAATGGATGGATTAATGAACAATTTGTTGGAACTTCAACAGATGATAACAATTGGGCTAAAGATATTAATTGGCTTAAAATAGCCAACCAAAACCAAATTAATGAAATAATAGATGATATTTCAATTATTAATCCAAAAGTTTTAAACTTGCAAGATGCGTTATTAAATGCAAATGGAACTACAGGCGCATCCGGTTTATGGAGCACGTCAGATTACATAGAGGTAAAGCGGGGAGATGAATTAAGAATAATTCTATCAAACCCGCCGAGTGGAACTTATGCGCCAGTAGCTTTATATAATACCGAAAAAACATTGCTTCAAAGTTATACGGTTAGTAATTATCCAAAAGAACTTACTATTGAACAAGACGGATTTATTAGGGCTTGCGGACAAAAAGGAACTACAATAAAAATTGGCAATCCTCAGTCATTACAAGACTTAGCAGATAAAGTAAGTGTTTTAGAAAGTGAAAAAGATGTAAAAGTTGAGTCGCCGGAAAATATTAATTTGTTCTATGGCGTTAAATTACATCCGAGTGGTTACTATCAATTTGATGCAGAATGTGCAGTTTCTGATTATATAGAAGTGAAAAAAGGAGATAAATTTTATATATATATATCAGAACCTTATGATTCCCCTTATGTTGGTTTGCAAGTTTATGACACAAATAAATATGTAAAAAGCAATTATGTAAAACCAAATATACCGACAGATATAATAATACAAGAAGATGGGTATATTAGAATTGGAGGGAAATATTCCGGTAGTATAAAGTTAAACAAGGAAATATTGTTAAATAATTATGTAACAAATCTAAATACACAATTAGAAACAATAATTGCACAATATCCGGAGCCTTTAAACCTTACAGATGGTTTATTGTTATCTGACGGTAGTAACGATGGTAATCCATCGTGGAAACATTCTGACTATATAGAGGTTAAAAAAGGAGATATAATAAATTGTTTTATTCAGTCAAGACCAAGTGGAAAATATCTTACAGCAGCATTATACGACACCGATAAAACATTTACTTTAGGATATGATAACATCAGCAACAGATTACCGTTTTTTATTACTATTGAACAAGACGGATTTATAAGAGTTTGCGGACAAAAAGGAACTCTTATTGAAGTAAACAAAATAATAACATTACAATATATAGCAGATATTGTAAGCAGTTTGGAATATAAATTCGGTTCTGTTGTAGGCATAGAAAAAAATATAAACTTTGTTGGTATGTCAATTTGGTGGTATGATGGAAAAACATTAGCAGATGGAGGTTCGGGAATAGGAGGCGGAGAAATTGCTATTGGTTACCAAACACTTTTAAAAAATGTTTATAGGTTTCTATCAGATACCGGAACAAAATATTGTTATTCGGGTTCGTCGTTGGGTGCTACAAGTGAAGATGATTCCAGTTCTATTTGTTCAAAAATGGGCACATGGCAGCCGTCTGAAAATGCAATTTGGACACTTGATACAATAACAAATGACTTTGTTCGTGATATACCGTTAGGAGAAAAAACAGATTATGACAATAATACCGGGAAAACAACTTATTATGGAGCATTAAGAGTTTTTGCTGATAAAATAACTGAATTAAGCGGAGATGATAAAATTGTTATAGTTAGCAATACATGCCTACGTAACGGTTGGAATACGCAAACAATAAATAAAAATGGTAATACAATAGTAGATTTTGAAAAGGCATTAATGTATGCGGCCGTAAAAAATAAATGGTGGTTTGTTGACCAATTTAGATTAAGTGGAATAACTTCAGATACAGCATTGTTTACAACAATTGATGGGACACATTTAAACAATTTGGGTTATAAAATGGCAATTGTTCCGTGGTTTAATGTATTCAGATGTATTTTTGGTAAATAAATTGTCAAATAATAAAGCTAATATTTAGTAATATGTTTTATTTGAATGATTACAATAATTATGGAAAGAATTTTTAATTGGGAGCAATGGCGTATTATTGCCATTTCCACGGTTAGCCCGTTATTTGTTATGTAACACCAACAAAGGTTTTTGTTGTTAGGGAATATTTGAAAAAAAATATTTTATCAAAATATGCAAAGTTTAACCCGGTGCGGAACAATCCGCACCACAAAAAAGACCGATGGAAAAGTATTTTTATTTCATTCAACACGACATGAAAATTTGTTTGATAATAATCTTTGTATGTTGTGTTTTTGTAGTATTTGCGACATTCTTTGATTTTTGGACGGCATACGAAGCCGTGAAAGCGAGAAAAGAAAAATTAAGCAGCCACCCGATGCGGAAAACCGGGCAAAAAATCGTAGACTATTTGCGTTTAGTTTTATACGTATTGATGATTGATGTTTTGGGGCTTATGGTTTTTCCTTTTTACAGTATTCCATTTTTTGTTGTATTACTGACATTGGGTATTCTATTAAGGGAGGGTTGGAGCATGAAAGAGAATTACGAACTCAAACAAAGCAATGCAGTTGAGGCAATAGATATGGCGGCGGAAATAGTCAAGTGTATAACGAAAGAAGAAGCCGAAAAGCTAATAAAGGCGATTAATGATAAACATAGTATTAACAAGAAAAAATTCAAATGATTATGGCACAATTAAAGCAATTATCAGCAGGCAGTAGCCAAATTATTATGATGATGTTCCGGGATAAGAACAACGCCCCAATTAAGGCGGATTCCGTACACGTCAAAGGTTCGATTTTTACCGGAAGCGGTAAGCCGTTTGAATTTGAGGTAAACAAAGGGGTTTGCACCAATTGTAAGATTCAGAACGATATGTTGTTGTTTAATATCGTTCCGCTTTTGGGTTTGGGGCAAATGCAGGTTTATACGCAAACTTTTTTGGGCGATGCAAAAGCAATAACCGGAACATACATTTCAGAGAACCAACAGAAATTGGGCGTTGAAGTGGTTCAGAAAGGTACATTCCTTTCAGATAGACAGGGCGCAATGTGGGTTGATGTATATTTGCCAATAGAAATTAATGATGCAGCACAAATTCCGTGGGTTCCGGCAGGAGCGGACGAACAATGGATTAAAGATTATTTGGATAAGTATGTAAAAACCCCGGCGTTTGCCGCAACGCTGGCGGCATTGGGCGGGGCAAGCAAAAACCTTTCAAATGTTGATGCAAAAGACTTTGAGAAAAAAGCAAAGGACGGTAATTTTGCTCAGAATGATTTAGCGGACGTAGATTTGGCAAAACTCAAAGAAAAAGGTTTGGCGGCAGGATTGGCAGACGCAAAGAACCCAATAAGCCCAACAGAGTTTGACCGTATGATTAAGCAAAATGCGGCTTTTATTGCATTGTCTAAAACAGCGCACCCGGCAACAGCAGGAAAGACAAACGAGCAGATTAAGGCGTTATTCTATGCCAACCGCCAGGAGGTACAAAAGGGGGTAAATCTGAATACAGACCCATACAACAAAAGTACAACTTTGTTGTTGGTTTATCAGATGAGCAACAACCAAACAATTCAACAGACATTGCCGCCCGTATCGGATAACCGTATTATCATTTTGGAACTTATACAAGAACCGGGGGCAGCCAATTACAAGGCAATAATTAGCCCGTCAGCCGGAGAAAGTATTGATGGGGCAAATACACCAATAACCGTTACAAGCAATGGGATTGCAGGTATTTTTTTGCCTATTCAGAATGAAAATACGTGGGATTTTATTCCGTGGTATAAAACTATTGATAGCAGCCTAACAACAAGCGATGAGCAGGGAAATATTGTGTTGCAGACAAAGAATTTACGATTTAAAAAACCTTTCTTTATTGAATACGATAGTGATACAGACGAAGCAAATGTAAATTTGGGAAATGTTCCATTTTTGTTTAATGATAAAATAGCAAAAAAATCATTTAAAGCAACAGAGGTCGGAAGTATGGATGGAACGGTTCGTATTTCGCAAATGGGAAACGGACAAACACCCGATGGAGACCCGATTTTCAAGGCTGATTTATCCGTTGTTCCGGGAAAAGATGCAGAGGGAATATTGGCAATGTTAGGTAATGATGAATTGGTAAATTCTAAATATGCAAAATCCCGCTTGTGGTTTTCTGATTTGAAAGTTAAGGGCGGTATGTCAGTATATCAAGATATGAAAAAGAAATCTTTTGTTATACAAGATATTGACCCACAAGACGACCCAAATATTTCCGGAGGAACAACCTTTTTAATTGGCTTGTATATTGAGCCAACGCAATATGGGGATAACAGAATTACGCAGGACGGTTGGGTTAGACTTGAATTTGCTGACGATAACGACCAAACGTTATTAGATGTAAACGGCAACCCTATGGCGGTTCAGATTGACTATAAAGCAGGCGACAAACAACGCAAAGAATTGTATTTGGGAGAGTGTCAAGCAAAGGCATTTACTGATGTTCATTTGCGTATAGAAACCAATTTCCCGAATGAAGAATTATTGTCTATTGGGGCAAATTCATGTGTGTTGATTCAGTCAGTAGGCAAAGACTATGGAGTCGGAAAGGCATTGTTAGCATTTATGGCGTTTACCGGGTATCAAATCAAAATGAATAATAAATATTACGGTTACAACTCTTTGAACCTTTCAAGGGCTTTGGTTTTTGACGAACCGGAAATTGACGTCAATAATGATGTAATGTATTTCGGCGATAATACATATTTGTCTGTTAAAACAGCCGCAAAAGTAAGTATTTCAAACAATCAGTTGGTTGTAAAAGATAACGGAAAGGATTTACCCGTATTTTCTTTGTTTAAGAAGTACAGCCGATTTGATACCCATGTACTTAAGGGGAAAAATTATAAAGCAACGGTTAAGATTACGGATAAACAAAACTCTTTTGTTGTTGCTTTGATGAAGTACACCGGAACGGAAGCGGTCGCACCGTCCCCGGAATTACTTAGTATTAACAATGACCAACCGCAATTTAATGCAGGATGGAGCATTGCAGACAGATTGTTTATTTCGGAAGATGTAGTAAGCGGAATCCACGAGGCAACCAAAACTTTTGTTGTTCCGGCTGATGCAGTAGAATTTGCGGTTATTATATATCCTACTGAATCACAAACGCCAACCGATATGGTACTGAATGATTTTGAGGGGGATATAACCCCGTGGTTTAATCGAATGGTAGTAACAGATAGTTCGCATATTTCGGAAAAATATTTGGAATATCAGAAAGACTATGCAAAATTTGTTGTTATGACCCCGGCAGGCGATGCAAGTTACCGATATACGTACAACAAGACCGCAGGAAATATACCTTTGGGCATTAAAAAGGGTTTGGCTTTGGTTAGCAATAATAACGCATGGGCAGACCCCGGAGCGTCAGACCCTAACAAAGTTCAAGGAGATTTATTGGCAGAGGCGGACGGAATTATAACAATTCAGTATTCCGGGCAGGCATATAACGAAACAAGCACAATTAATGAAGCCAATTTTTGGGCTGCAAAGGTTGCGCCGGATGGTTCATTAACGGAAGTTCCAAACAGCCGATATTCAACAACCATTGAAGCAAACAGAAAGATTGCCAAGAACATTCAGTCTAAAAGTATATCATTCCCAATTCAGCAGGGCGAGTCAGTTAGATTTTTGGCTAATTCAAACATTGATGATGGCTTTTATCTGCAAAGCGGAACAGACGGAAAACCTTTGTTTGAGGTTATTATAAACTTCAAAGAAATGGTAGGTATGCCGTTTATACCGGATGAGTTAGAAAAGGGGGCAACAGAATTTTATGAATAATAACCGGGGCGAAAAGCCCCATAAAACAAAATAAAAATGGATAAGATAATTATATTAGATGCCGGACACGGCGTGGATTGCGCCGGAAAACGTTCCCCCATTTGGGGCGACGGTTCCCAATTGTTAGAATGGGAGTTTAACCGTGATATTGTACGCCGTATTGCGGCGATGTTGAAAGCGGAGGGAATAAAGTTTGAAATTTTGGTACCGGAGGACAACGACGTATCATTATCGGAACGTTGCCGCCGTGCTAACGTGATATATGACGATTGCGGGCAGAACGCCGTATTGTTCAGCATACACGGGAACGCCGGAGGCGGCACCGGATGGGAATGTTATACAAGCGTCGGCGAAACGAAAGCCGATGAAATTGCAACCGTCCTTTGTAATGAGGCAGAAAAGGAGTTTGCCCCGGATGGTTGGAAAATGCGCTTTGATTATAGCGACGGCGACCCGGACAAAGAAAGCCAATTTTATATTCTGAAACATACGAAAGCCCCAGCGGTATTGTCTGAAAACTTTTTCATGGATACGGAAAAGGATTGCCGTTTTATGATGAGCGACGCCGGAAAAGAAAGGATTGCAAAGGTACATTTTGAAGCAATAAAGAAAATTGTATGAAAAAGTATTTGATTTGGGCGGCAATTGCGATGGTAGTTGCCGCCGTTGCAACAATATGGGTGCAACGAACGAAAATTGAAAAATTGACGGACGAACGGAACAGATACCGGGGAAATACAGAAACATTGTTGCAGGACGTCGAAACGTACAAAACAAAGGATAGTTTGAACGCCGCAAAAGTTGGGGTTTTGGAACTGAAATTGTCAGAGTTTGAAAAATACCGGGCGAGCGATGCGGAGTTGATAAAGACGTTGCAGACAAAGAACCGGGAGTTGGAACGGGTTACAACAACCCAAATGGAAACAATCAACGAATTGCGGGCAACCGTCCGGGATAGTGTTGTATATTTGCCCGGCGACACGGTTACGACCGTTGTACGTTGTATTGAGTATTCCGACAAATGGGTTGACTTTGACGGATGTATTATAAATAATACTTTTTCGGGCAAAATTATAACACGGGATAGCCTTTTAATAACGGAAACTGTGCAATATAAGCGTTGGTTAGGTTTTTTATGGAAAACAAAACGGATAAAAAATCGTGAATTTGACATTGTTTCAAAAAATCCACATACAAAAATTACCGGATTTGAGGTTATAACAATCGAAAAATAACTATATTTGCGGCAAACGGGGATAGTTCGGAGTAGCTACCGGATGAAAAAAGATGCAACCACTTTTCCCCGTTTCCCTTTTTTGGTTGCTTACTTAAATGGTTGTATAATGGAAATTTGGAAAGATGTACCCGGATATATAGGGTTGTATAAAGTGAGTAATTATGGGCGTATAAAATCCGTTAAGAAACAATTAGTTTTGAAAACATGTGGTTCCGGGAATAGATATAAAACCGTTGCTTTATGTAATGGGATGCGCAAAACGTTTCGAGTACATAGATTAGTTGCGGCGGCTTTCATTCCGAACCCGGACAACAAACCATGCGTTGACCATATAGACGGCAATAGATTAAACAATCATGTTGATAATTTACGTTGGGTTACATATTTGGAAAACAATAATAATCCTATTACGAAAAAGCGATTGAGCGAAAATAACGCAAAAAATATGCAAGGTAAAGAGGGCGTATTGCATCCAAATTCAAAACCTGTTAGAATGATGAAAAACGGGGTTTGTCTTAAAATATACCAATCTATACATTTAGCCAAAAAGGACGGGTTTAACGATACACTAATAATCCGATGTTGTAAAGGGCGTATGAAAAAACATAAGGGTTATAATTGGGAATACATATAATAGGCGTAACAAGGGATTGTAACCAAGCGTTGCAACCCCGTTTTTGTTTTTGCCCGTTTTTAGCCCCGTAGCGGGCTTTTCTTTCCCGGATGGATAAATTCACATTTCGCCCGAAAAAGTGGCTTAAATCGAAAATTCGACCAAAATAACTATCTTTTGAACCAAAAACAGAATTTTTTTGCCATTTTCCGATAAAATAAAAAGAAATTCTTTTGGTAATTAAAATAAAGGTTGTATATTTGCATTGTCAAACAACAACGACGGGGCGTTTACCCCGAACAATTAAAAGAAAATCAAAATGGCAACAACAATTTACAACGGTTTGGAATATTCAACAAAATCAATCAATCGCAATTTCCGCATTAAAATCAACGGTATTGTTGACGGTAAAAAGGTTAACAAGTTGGTAGGCGTTAAAGGATTGATTGAATTGATTGGCGTTGAAATAGCTAATAAGATGTTGCGCCGTTCATTTAATGGCACCGATGATAAAACCGTTTGCAAATTGCGCAGAGGAATAAAGATAAGTTTCTATGTTAAATAATATCCGACCGGGCGGGTTCCCGGAACCAAATACAAATTCGTATGAGTTCAGAAAAAAGAAACAAGTTAAGCGAGATTTTCAAATTGGCGTGGCAGTTCGTAAAACGCAATGGTTATAAACTTTCAGAGGCTTTAAAATGTGCATGGTTGAACATTAAGTTGAAAGCCGAAATGAAAAAACGAATTGTAAAATTCTACTTTCAGAAAATAGACGGTTCATTGCGTGAGGCATACGGAACCACAAACCCGGAAACAATCCCGGCAACAACCGGAACCCGGAAACCCGCCGACACGGTACAAACGTATTTCGATACAGAAAAGCAGGAATACAGATGTTTCAAAAAAGCTAATTTAATTCGTATTGCATAATCAACGCCGGGGATTTCCCCGGCAAAAAAACAAATGATATGAAAACAATAAACAACGTTGATGATTTAAGCGACGATTTGTGTTTATATTGTCCTTTGGATGATGGCGAAAAAGGAACCCACGGCGTCCCAAATGGATATATAAGTTGTGAGGGGCGTTGTTGCCAAGAAGCGTATGAAATGTATATTGAGGAATGGACGGAATAACAAATTGTATGGAAAGTATAATAATAAAAGAAATTGAAATGATGTTGGAATTACCTATGCACGAAAGACAAAAAAGCTATTTTGTAGACTTGTTTAATGCTGCAAAGCCCGTTAAAATTGTTCCGGCGGCTGATGTATTGGAGGATTACGAATTGGAATATATACAGCATGTAATTAAGCCGCAGCCTAAACAATGTTATCGAAATTCCCATTTACTTTGCGAGGCGTTCCCGGAACGGATTCTTTATTGTGAGGGAAAAACAAACGTCCCAATACCGATTGACCATGCGTTTAACAAGGTCGGCGACGCATATATTGACATAACATTTGAATTTGCGTTGCATGAAAACCCGTCAATATATGAGTACGTAACATTTGGAGAGTACGACGCAAAGACCATACGAAAAGCAGTATTGGAAACCGGATATTACGGCGAAATTTACAAATGGTTGTATTATCAGAGTAAGAAATAAAAAGACCCCCGGCGTCATAAATCAATATGCACCGGGGGAATTTTACGCAGTAACCGAGAGCGATATTTGGTTGATGCGGTACCACAAAAATATATTGTTTGCCGTAAATTGCAAAACAACCCGCAAAAATAAATTTGAAATAAAAGTATTTATTTTGGTAATTAAAGAAATGTTTGTACCTTTGCATTGAAGTTAAGCCCACGCACGGGGATAGTGCGAAATAATATGAATATCAGAAAAGACAAAGAATTGAACATTTTGGCGAAAGCAGCCGGAAAGAAAGCAACAGAAGTTGAAACAATCATTGTAAACCAATTAATCCAAAAGGAAATGATACAAGACGACCCGGAATTTTGGGGATGCACTTTGTTTGATAGTATCGAACGTGACGTTCCGGTTTCTGATGTTGTCGGCATTATCAAAGCAACCGGAATTTCGGTTGTACGTTCCGGACATTTGGACGCATTTCTGAATTTGGTATTGGTCGGAAAAGGAGATTGCCCGGTATGTGGCGGAGAAATGGAAGTTACCGACGCCGATTATAAATGTTGCGGCGGCGATGGGTATTTAACCCCGTATGAATACGAACCGATATTTGAGGAAAAAACCTGCAAACATTGCGGGCATGTAGAGTAATAACCATAAAAATAAAACAATATGAAATTGAGAGTAAACGAAGCAATCGCCCGTTCAGAGGCAAACGGAAAGAAAGTATTGAAAAAGGATATTGCAGCCCGATTGTTTGAGGGCGCAAGCGAAAGCGCACAGCAGGTAAATATGACAAATCTTTGCAACGGGACAACCAAAAGGATTGTTCCGGAATGGGTAGTAATAATTTGCGAAATGTGCGGTTGTTCCGCCGATTATCTGTTTGGAATGGAGGATTAAAACCATGAAAAAGAAGTTTATCGAAAAAATGGAAAAGATGGTTGATGTTTTCTTTTCCGATGCGTGGCAAGCAAAGGTTTTTGCAATGATATTTAGCATTTTCGGAGTAATATGTTTTATTGCCGGATTTTGGAATTATATCCATTTTTTGTTTTCTGCAATGTGTGGATTAATGGTTTATGTATTGTTTAACGAATTAAAGAGCAAATAACATGAGAGCGAAAAAGAAACAGCCGGAAAACCCGGAAAAAAGTATTGCAAACACAATGGGTAACGCAGTAAATGCGGTTAAGAAGTTGGCGGAAGCAATGGGACAATTGCCCGCCGATAAATTCCCGGAAATAAACGATGAACAACAGATTGTCCCCGGATTGGATGCCGTCGAAATAGAACAGCCCGCCGGGGCTTTTGAAATTGTGCCGGGCATGACGGTTGAGGAAATGACGGCAATGTTCTTTGATGGCGCATTAATCGAACCGCCGTATAAAGTATGGCAGCTAAACAGCAAAGGACACCGATATTATTACAAGTTTGACGACAACGGAACCCCGGAATTTTATCCGTCAGTTACAACCATATTATCGCAGACAATGCCAAAATCGGAATTTCTGATTAAATGGATTGCCGACAAAGGTATTGACGAGGCGGAACGATACAAAGCAGAACGGGCGGCGTATGGTACATTTATGCACGCCCAATTTGAAGAACTTATAATTAACCGGGTTTATGATTTGGACGGATTGAAAGCCAAATTGAAAGATTATATTGATAACAACAAATTGCCCGCCGATTTCATTTATTACGCTGATGATTTCAAAAAGGATATATTAGCATTTGCGCAATTTGTTTTGGATTATGACGTTAAACCGTTAGCCGTGGAAATTGCGTTGGTACACCCCGTTCATAATTACGCCGGAATGATTGATTTACCGTGTACGATGTTATCAAAGCCCGGTTCAAAAGAATACATAAACGCAATTGTGGATTTCAAAAGCGGGCGCAAAGGATTTTACGAAGAAGCGGAAATTCAGTTGCATTTATATGCGATGATGTGGAACGAAAATTTCCCGGATATTCCGATTGACCGTGTTTTCAATTTTAGCCCGAAAGATTGGCGAAAGAAACCGACGTACAATTTGAAAGACCAAACAGACAGCCCGAACGCAAAGAAAATCCCGTATCTATTGGAGTTGGCAGCAATTGAGGACGAAAAACGGGATAATACATTTACGGCGGTTTCCGGGGAAATATCATTGGATAACGAACCGGATTTGACAAACAATATTGTTTCGCTGACGTTGGCGGAACTTGTTAAAAGCAAAGCCCCGGCGGAAAAGAAAAAGCCGGAACCGGAAAAAGCCGTTACCGTTGAGGATTTGAAGAAAGACCCGGAACCCGAACCACAACCGGAACCGGAGGAAAAGAAAACCAAGACCGTAAAGAGAACCACACGAAAAACGGCAAAAACGGCGGAAAACAAGCCCGTCAAGGAAAAGAAAACCGCAAAACGTACAATTACACCAAAAAAAGAAAAAGTGGCTAAAATCGAAGGAAAACAGCCTAAAAAGCCGGAACCCGTGACAAAGAAAGATTTGTTGAATACTGAAATTGATATTTGATTATGAAAGGACGTATAAACATAAACAGACCAACTCCCGGCATACAACGTGTTGTTTTGCCACGTGTGGGGTTTATCAAAGTAGGGTATAAGGAGAAAGCAACCAACGGAAAAGAATATCCAAAAAGTGTTGACTATTTTATTGCTAATGGAAAGTATGCCGGATTGTTTACCAAAGCATACGGCGAAAAGCCGCAAACTATTCAAATAATTTTCCCGGATGATTGCCCGGAAAAGGTATGTAACGAAATGTACGAATACCGGGACGACGACGGGCGACGCATAGCATACGGCGATGGGGAAACGTTCTTTGTATGGAACGGAAAACAATATGCACAATACAGTACAAAGGATTATCCTAATTTGATGGCAGGGGTTACGGAAAAGCACCCAAACCGTGCCGTAAAGAATGGCGGCGACGGTTGGATTGTTACGTTGACCGTAACGTTTATTATTCCTTTGGTTCGTGGGGTTGCCGGGGTTTGGCAGTTCGTAACAAAGGGTACGGCGTCAACAATTCCAAATATCCGAGACACGTTCGACGCCATGTTGCAGGAACGGGGATTTGTTAAGGGTATAGTTTGGGATATGAACGTACAATTTGCCGTCTCTCAAAAGCCCGGCGACCGTTCCCGTTATCCGGTCGTTTCCATTGTTCCGAACGAAAGCGAGGGGAATTTGCGTAAAGTAACTGAAGCATTTAAACCAATAAAATTGATAGAAGAATGAAGAAAATTATTTTGTTTTTAGTGATATCAGTAATGTGTGTAAGCGTGTATGCCCAAACTGTAGTAGAGGTTGAAACGTTGAAAGTAACAGACCTTGGGAACCAAAAATTGTGCGCTGCAAAGGTGAATGGGTGTATAGACCATTATTACATTATGCTTAAAACTAGTAATATATATCAAAAGTATATTACTGTTTACCTTGGGGATAAGGAGGAAGCTATAAGGTTACTCCGGTTTTTGTATGACTTAAATTCTAAGGGTGGAACCTATATACATCTGGAAAATAGGACTAACAACGTAGTTTCATGGAATAGATTAGGCTATTATACAGTATTCTCTGAGGGGAGGGTATTAAAAGGACATATAAGAAAGCAAAACATTAAGGGCTTTATCGCAGAATTAACCAATAATGTTCGATAATTCAAAAAAAACATCTATTTTTGCAGCATAAACAAACGACTACCACCGTTTGCAAGATATTTGCTAATATTAGCACAAAGCCCGTTTCCCGGTGTGTGGTAGCCCGGATTACGGGCTTTTTCATTCTATGAACGAAAGAAGTTATTTAATTTTAGATTTAGTACGTTCAAGGGTTTTAGATTTAAACCCAACGGAAAGCATTTTAGCGTCATGTTTCTTTGGTTTGTTGGCGCAAAATCCAATACAATACGCCGGGAAACCGTATTACATGGCAGACTATAAAAACGTATCTGTTTATTGCCCAATTTTGCCAAATAAGGTTGATACGTTAAGGCGGCTTTATAAGAATTTGGAAAATTTGGGATTGATTCAAATAATAAAGATTGACAACCACGTTTGTTTTACCCCGTCGCAAATGTTAAGAGATTGGGGAACCGTTTACAAATCCGTTGAAGCGGAAAAAAATCCCGTTGAAGCGGAAAAAAATTCCGTTGAAGCGGAAAAAAATCCCGTTGAAGCGGAAAAAAATCCGCCATATATAAATAATATAAATAATAATATAAATAATAATATAAATAACACTATAAAGAAAGATGCTAAAGCATCTAAAGAAAATCCGGACGGATTTTCACAAGCCGATTTTTCAAACGAAGAAAAAACAGTTAAAGCAAGTATTGTTTATGGGTTTACCCCGGAATTGTTGGACGTCAGAAAACAAGTAATTGATAAAGTTGATAATTACTTTGCAAAACTTGTATTCCCATTTGATAGCGATGAATTTAAACGGAACTTTTATATTTTGATGTGTCAACCGAAATGGAGAACGTCGCAAAAGAGTTTTTCAGCGATACAAGCAAACTTAAATGGTTTGAGTAAATACCCGGAAGAATTTGCGCTGATTCTGATAAAAGAAAGCATTTCAAAAGGTTGGGCGGCGTTAGAATATGATTCAACCCCCGAAAAATACGAAAAATGGGAAAAAATGAAACGTTCCGTAAAGACAGAGCAGCAAAGCAGCAAAGAAATTGCGGATATGATGAAGTATTTAAACAATGATTTTGATTGATATGGGAGCAATTGAAAAAAAAGAAAATACGGCTTTAGAAATATATAATACCAAGCCCGGAACAAAAGCCATTGAAGTACGCCGTAGAATGGTGCAATTGCCGGAGGTTGCCAAAGCATTAAACCCAGTTGAAAAATATGTTTTCGCAGCGTCAACAAAAACACCAATTGCGGAAATTGACGATGCAAAATTAGTTGAAAATCTTTCGTTACTGTTTAAGCGTATAGCAATAGACGTTGGTTATATAATACCACAGAATGAAAATGATTGGAATTATATACAATCCCGGTTGTTGGATATTCTGAAACGTTATTACTCAGATATGACGTTGGCTGATATTAAGATAGCTTTTGAGTTGGCGACGACCGGAGAGTTAGACGAATATTTGCCGAAAGATAAACAAGGGAATCCGGACAAAAACCATTATCAACAGTTCAACGCCGATTACTTTGCAAAGATTCTGAAAGCATACAAGCAAAAGCAGACAGATGTAATTGATAAAGCATACAAAGCTATACCGGAAAAAAACAATGAAATTTCGCCGGCGCAAATCCGGAGATTTGAGATACAAAGACAATGGCGGAACCGTTATATTTTCCTTTGCTACAAATACACCGGGAAATTAATATTGGGGCTAACTGATGATATGTTTTTGTATGAATGGTTGCAAAAATGCGGGTTAGCTGATGATGTACAAGTTAAAGAGGACGACCGCAAAGAAGCGTTTGCCCGGTATATGCAGCGTGTAGCCCGTGGAATGATAAACCAATATACAGCGTTTCAAGTTCGCCGAAAAGGAACCGAAAGCCCGGAAATTGATTTTACGGCGTTTGAGGTTGCCCGGAAAAAAGAGATTATAAAAGCATTTGACCGGATGATTGCCGAGGAAATGCAAGTTGATAACTATATGAAGTTTTGGATATGACATTAAAAGTATTTACAGCATTTAGCGGTTATGATAGTCAATGTATGGCATTAGATAGAATGAAAATTAATTATGAATTGGTAGGATGGTCGGAAATAGATAAATATGCGATAATGGCACATAATGCAATTTATCCACAATATAAGGATAGAAATTTTGGCGATATATCAAAAATAGATTGGGAAAATGTTCCCGATTTTGACTTGTTTACATATTCTTTCCCATGTACTGACATATCAAGCGCAGGGCAACAAAAAGGATTGGAAGAGGGAAGCGGAACAAGAAGCGGGCTTTTATGGGAATGTAAAAAGGCTATTGAATTAAAACGCCCAAAATATCTATTAATGGAAAATGTAAAAGCATTAACACAGAAAAAGTTTTTGCCATATTTGCATAAATGGCACTCTTTTTTAACGGAAATGGGATATACTAATTTTACTCAAATACTAAATTCAAAAAATTTTGGAGTTCCTCAAAATAGAGAACGTGTATTTATGGTTAGTATATTGGGGGATGCGTGGTTTGATTTCCCTAAACCTTTTCAGTCTGATAAAAAATTAAAAGATTTATTGGATGAAAATGTTGATGATAGATATTATTTAAGCCAACGTTGTTTGTCGTCGTTTATAAGAAAAAATGAGATACAAAGAGAAAAAGGGAATGGATTTACATTTAAGCCCACAAATGGGGATTGTATAGCAAAAACAATTCTAACACACCCAAACGATAGATTAGATGATAATTATATAATTGAACCATTAGAACCAAATGTTTTAACCCCTAAACGAACCGAATACGGGAAGAAAATGCGTAAAGCATACGAAAATGGAGATTTTAAAGAGAGTAGGCATAATATGACTATATTAGAACCAAGAACAGACGGAATAAGTAATACAATAACAACAGTTCAAAAAGATAATTTATTGTATGAACCTATTAATAATAAATATTTTCGTATTAGAAAACTGACTGAAAAAGAATGTTTTCGTTTAATGGATGTTTCTGATGAAAATATAAATAAAATCCAAAATTCCGGAATAAGTAAAACACAGCAATATAAAATGGCAGGAAATTCTATTGTTGTGAATGTGCTATATTTTATATTTAAGAACTTATTTAAACAATAATCATGGAACTATTTATTGTTTGCTTTATAATTGGCGTAATAGGTTATTTTACAAAAGCGGGAGGATATAAATATGAAAATTGATTGTATAGTTGGGATTGACCCCGGAGCAAGTGGTGGTATAGTAACATGGCGACCAAACCACAATATAACCGCCATAAAAATGCCGGAGGATATAAACGACATAAGAGATTATTTGAATCATTTGAAAACAATATGTTCGCCAATTGTTTTTCTTGAAAAACTAAGTGTGCGCCCGGATGATATAACGCCGGGTGCCGATGGCGTCAATATGGGAAAGTTGTACCGAATACAAAAGATGATGGCAAACTTTGAGCAGTTGAAAGCAATCATTTCAGTTTGCGATGTTCCGTTTGTTATGGCGCATCCTATGAAATGGCAAAACGAATTGAAGTTGCGGGCAAAGATAAGCCGGAAAAAGGAGGAAAAGAGCGAGCGAAAACGCAGATACAAAGAGATTGCCGGGAATTTGTACCCGGAATTGAAACCGACATTGTGGAACGCCGACGCCACGTTGATAATGCACTTTGGACGATACATTTTGCGCAACAACCCCGGTTGGGTGCGTCAGAATTTACCAAGCAATATGCACGAACGTTTGTTTTAGCCACGTAGAGCGATTTTAATTCCAAAATGGATAAAATATACATGGAAGAAGAAAAAGCCCCGCAAATCGAAAATCCGGGAAAAATAACGTTGGAAGAGTTCGCCGAGTTAATTCGACAAATGCGACATAACCAACGCAGATATTTTGCCCAACGCAGACCGGAAATATTGGAAACGTGTAAACGTTTAGAAGGTGAAGTTGATGCAATTGTTGCTAAAATAACAGATAAACAAATGAGGCTGTTTTGATTTATGCCCGGAATGTATAACGTTCCGGGTTTATTGTTTTTTTTTTTTGAAAATAAAAAGAAAGAATTTTGGTAGTTAAAATGTTATGCGTATATTTGCAGTGTCAAACAACGAAAGACCCCACAGTCTAACCAAAATGCAAAAAGACTGTTGAAAGATTAAGTTCGTAAGAGTAGAAAGTAAGCAACGGTATCTACAAAGGGTTAAATGATGGTTCGGTAACCGATTAAATGAAGCTATAAAGCCAAAATCTTTCAAAGTATGACAAACACCGACCGGGCGGGTTCCCGGAAAGTAAACATTTTATTATGAAAACAACGATTTACGATTTTGATTTTGAGATTGCCGGACACGGATATTACAAAGTAACTTACACGTCCCCGGCAACGGGTAAAAGATGGACGACAACAACAAACAATATGCCTTTGATTGATGCGACCAAGAACGCAGAAGAACCGAAACGTAAGGATTTGGAAGAACTTAAAAGGATTTGTAAAGATGGGAAAGTTTGTTGATGAAGTAGGAGCAATCCGGCACGCAATGAGCGACAAAGAGTTGAACGAATTATACAAGCGTTTGGAAAATTTCATTGCTGATTGCATGGTTGAGGAAGCGAAAGAAAGCCGGGACGCATTTGTTAAGGTGCAAACAATGATATACCAAAGAATAAGAGAAAACAAAAAATAATATTAACCCGCCGGGGGAAACCCCGGCACAAACCGAGAGCATTATGATAGTAAAGAAATTAGAATTGGTAAATTTCCAAGTAATTAAAGAGTTTAACGCAGATTTTGACGGTAACGTTTATTTCATTACCGGGGATAATGAGTTGGGAAAATCAACCGTATTAAAAGCAATTGGGGCTTTGTTGACCGGGAACCGTGACGCCGTATTGAAGAATGGAGAAAGCAAAGGTTTTGCAAAAATGATTGTCGGTGACGACGGCGAGGAATACGAGGTTGAATTGAAATTCACAAAAGCAAACCCACGTGGCACGTTATCAATTAAATCAAAGACAACCGGAATGAAAAGTGATAACGTTTCTATGTTGCAAAAGATTTTCGGTTATACAGATTTTGACGCCGTGGAATTTTCCCGTTGGTCGGAAACCGCCGAGGGACGCAGAAAGCAAATTGAGGTTGTAAAGTCTTTGTTGCCGGAAGAAGTAAGAACAAGGATTGCCGAAATTGATACAACCGTTGCCGGGCTTAAAACAGAACGTACCGGAGTAAACCGAGATTTGAAAACCTACAAATCAATATCAGATGCAGCCGGGCAGGGATTGACAACGCAGGATTTGAAAACGTATGCCAAACCAAAGGACATTACGGAACTGATGAAAGAACAGCAGGAAAACGCAAAGTTGGTTGAGAAAGCAAAGGGCGTGCGTTTACGTATGGAAGAAAGAAAGGGGAGATTGGCAGAGATTCCGGGACGTTTGGCAGCCGCCAAAGATTCATACAATAAAGCAATTGAGGCGGCAAAGAAAGCAATGGAAGAAGCCGAAAAGACGTATAAACAAACCGTTTCGGTCGTTGAAGAAGAAAAGAAAGATTATGAGGGAAAAATAGCAAGTGCCGAAAAATGGTTAACAGATTATGAGGCTTTGAACCCGAATAATTTCGATACAGAAAAACAATTGAAAGAAGCCGAGGAACACAACAAAAAGGCTGCAAAGGTTGCCGATTATCTTTCAAAGAAAAAACAAGCAGACGACAAAAAAGCAGAAGCGGAAAAGATGGATTCAGAAATTGCGGAATTATCCGCCGAGCGTGAAAAACTTATTTCGTCGGCGAAATTGCCGATTTCCGGACTTTCGTTTAGTGATGATGGGTTAGTATTAAATGACGTCCCATTTGTCTCCGGAAAGGTTTCAGATTCGCAAATAATGGAGGTTGCCGCAAAACTGATTATTGCAAGTAACCCAACGGTTAAGGTATTCAGAATTGCGAGGGGCGAAAGTTTGGGACAAAAGAGATTGCAGGCAATTTTGGATTTGGCAAAAAAAGAGGGATTCCAAGGTTTTATTGAAAGTGTTGTAAGGGGACAGCAGGATTTAATTATTGAGGAATACACAGAAAACGAGTAATTAACCGGGGCGTCGGTTTCCCGGCGTCCCTTAAACAAAACAATATGGAAGTTAAAGAAATGACAATTTCGGACGTTTTGAAAACACCCGAATTTTATAATAATCTGAAGGTGGTTATTTCCGATTTGGAAAACACCCGCAGAAAAGCCGGAATGATGGCGGACGCACCATTGAAGCGGCACCCGATAGACCGTTTGCAGGAACGAGGAGTTTTTGAACCGGGACAAATGACGGTATTGTATGCAAATGCAATGGATAAGAAGTTGCAGGGATATTCAAGCAGCGAAAGAAAGTTTATATTGGAAGTTGGCGGCGAGGCTTTTAATAAGACAATGAAACAATTTGTTGACCGGGAAAAGAAAGACAATGAAACGAATACCGAGGAAGCTAAAGAAAATTGCTAAAAATGCAATATCATACGGAACGAATGAATTTTACAATTTCTACCAAAGATATAACCTACCTAAAAATGGAGTTGTATTTTATATTCCCGGAAATATAAAGAAAAACAAAAAGGGACATCATGTTGTAAAATTCGGAAAGAAAGTAAGAGAAGCGTATTATAATGGCTTATTTGATTTTTAAGTATGAAAAAAAGAGAGATAACAGCAACGGGAATGATTAATAATAACGGCGGTTTACAAATGTACATGGGGGAATTAAATCAATTCTTTGCAATGCACAAAGGTAGCCGCATAATCGCCCGTTTTATTGTAGCGTCGCCCGGTTCGTCAGAGGCTTTGAAAGGTTATTATTTCAATTACGTTGTACCAACGTTTAGAACCGGAATTTGGGAGGCGGGCGAACGTCTGACAGATGAACAAACCGAACGCCGATTGCGTGAGTTGTCCCCGGTAATGTATGAGCAAATACCGAATATTGAAACCGGGGAATATGAAAACCGGTTGCGTAAAATACCGGAGTTGAGCAATGCGGAATTGATAGAACATATTGAGCATTTGAAACAGATTGCCGCAGAGGAATACAACACGTTTATAGACGACCCAAGAAGCATTTAATATGAGGCATTATTCAGAATTAAGCCCGTTGGAAAAGAAAGCGAGAGAGGCAAGCGGGCGGATTAAATGTACGGATTGCCCAATATATAAATTATGCAAGACAAGCGAAATGTTTATTGATGCGTGCGATTTTATTTATTTGTCGGCATTTAAAACCGGGTATAATACCCGTAAAAAAGAAACAAGAAGATTAAAAAAGAAAAAATAATATGTTTTGCAAGTGTAACCAACCCCGTAAATGTTACCCGTTGAAAGATTGGCGGGTTATCCGGTACCAATATACGCCGCATGGATATAGCCGGGTTAAATGTTTGAAATGCGGTTGCGTGTGGATTACACGGGCAAATTATGTTGAACAAACGCCCAATAAAGACGGGCAAAAAAGATTTTTTATTATGAAAAAAGTAACATTGAAAGACAGCAAAGGAAATGAGATAAACGACATTATGAAAGATGTTTTGACGTTCGATTGTGAAACAACCGGGTTGCCCCCAAAGGGCGCAAAATGGGACGTTGATTTTGCAGAATTTCCAAATATTGTGCAATTGGCATGGGCGGTAAACGAAAAGGAACGTTCCTACATTATTAAGCCGGAGGGATGGGAAATACCGGAAGCGTCAACAGAAGTTCACGGAATTACAGCAGAGAGAGCAAACGCCGAGGGCGTCCCATTTGCTGATATTATAGACGAATTTTTGGAGGATTGCGAAAAAGCCCGTTTGTTGGTAGGACACAACATTTACTTTGATACGTCAATTGTAAAAGCAATGATATTGCGAATTATGGGGCGTGAGTATTACGACGAAAAAGCCGAGGACGCATTGTTTAAGGGAAAACGAATTGATACGATGATGAAAACAATTAAATTTGTTGGCGCATTGTATGCAGACGGACGTCCGGGCAAATATCCGAAATTGGAGGAACTTTACAACAAGTGTTTCCCCGGCGAAACATTCCCGGCGCATGATGCGTTGGAGGACGTGAAAGCCTGCAAACGTTGTATTCCGGTTTTGGTGGAAAATGGTATTATAGAACTGAAACCAAAAGAATATCCGGCGGAACAATTGAAGTTTAACCCGGAACCGGAACCCGCAAAGACCAAAAAGGTAAAAAGGGAAGTTTTAGTTCACGACCCGAAACCGAGATTGGCACCGGATGCAGAGCCGGAAAACAAGGTTGCAAAATTGTTAAATGAAACAGACTTTTAAATTATGAACGAAAAAAAAATGTGCATTGATTGCGTGGATTATCCGGTATGTTGTTTGTCCGGTCGTTGTGCTGATGATGAACCGTGCGAGTATTTCCAAGAAGAAACCGACCCGGAGGAACCGGGAAACAATAAAGATTAAAAATTATGAGCGAAAAAAAACAAAATGTTATGCCGATTCCTACAAAGGAAAAGTTTTCATTATCGAAAGTAAAGTTATTGAAAGATGGCGGGTTAGACGTACATTATGAAGTAACGGAAGTTGTCGGAAATGAGAGTTACACGAACAAATACCATGTATTGAGTGCAAAAGACATACACCCGGATTTGCGTCATTTGTTTAATGATTTGCGCCCGATTATGGGACGTGTATTCAACATAACGTCATTTAAAACCATGATGGCAACGCCGGAGTTTAAAGCAACAAAGAAACAAACAGATATTGCAGCCGCATTTGCGGAAGAATGTTTGGACAATATAGAGGTTAGGGGCGTTTCTTTGTCCGGGCAAGATGATAACGTAGGCGTCGTTTTAACCGGATTGTTTACCATATCAAACAATCAGAAAACAGCAATCAATACCCCACGAATGAAATATAACGTTGAAACGTTCGGTTTTGAGGAAGAGTTGGAAAACATTGTTTGCGATATTGAAAACGAGGTTTACGAATTTCTGTTTGAGGGCAAAAAGGCGCAAATGGATTTGTTCGGGGCTGATGGGGAACCCAACCCGTTAGTTTATGTAAATGATGCAGACAACGAAAATGAAAATGATATGTTCCCGGAAATGGCAGACCCGGCTAACGAGGACGACCCGGAGGACGAAACGGCGGAAATGTAAGAGTATGGAACCGTATTTGTTGACAGACCGGGACGAATACCAATAAATTCGCTATATTTGCAGCATAAACGGGGATAGTTCGGAGTAGCTACCGGATGAAAAAAGATGCAGCCACTTTTCCCCGTTTCTCTTTTGGTTGCTTACTTAAATGGTTGTATAATGGAAATTTGGAAAGATGTACCCGGATATGTGGGGTTGTATCAAGTTAGTAATTATGGTAATGTAAAAAGCATCTTATATAATAAGATATTAAAATCATGTTGGCGAAATAGTAAAAAAGAATATAAAACAGTTTATCTTAGTAATTGTAATAAGAGGAAAACGTTTTCTATTCATAGATTAGTTGCGGCGGCTTTCATTCCGAACCCGAACAACAAACCATGCGTTGACCATATAGACGGCAATAGATTAAACAATCATGTTGATAATTTACGTTGGGCAACGCATTTGGAAAATAACAACAACCCAATTACGTTATATAGAAAAAGACAGGCAGCCAAAAAAGGTTTTTTAAGTTGTAGATATGGTAAAATTGGGATATTGAATGGGAAAAGTAAGGCAGTTATACGTTTTTCAATGAATAATAAATTAATTGATGAATTTGAAAGTATTAATATTGCATCTAATATTACTGGTATAAATAAACGTGGAATAGCTTTAGCGGCTAATAAGAAACGTAAAACAGCAGGAGGGTATATATGGAAGATAAAATAAAAATTATTGATTTAGAATGTTATATATATGCTAAAATGAAAGGTTATGAGCCTTTAATAGATAGACGTTTTTATGTGCCTTTCCTTGTTCGTTTAGAAATTCAATACTATTTATTTGGCAAAGGTCATTCCCCAACCGAAAACGATAAATTTTACAAGTATTGTTGGAATATATATCCTCATTATTGTGAGGAATGTATGAAGCCTTTAAAAACATATTCGGCTATACATATAAGCCATATAATAACAAAAGCTGCATACCCTGAATTATCCCATGATGTAAGAAATATAAATATACTATGTTTTGAACATCATTCATGTTGGGAGAATGGGGATAAAACGAAAATGCGTATATATCCGGGCAACGTCCGGATTATTGAATTGCTTAAAAACGAATACAGAAGTTTGAAAATATGAGGACGAAAAAAAGAACACCCGATTACGGGGCAATTTCCCGCCGTTCAATCCAAAATGATTTTAAAAGGGTACAAAGGTACCCGGAAAGGGAGAAACGCCCGCAAATCGAAAATCCGCCCGAAATAAATGCAGAAAGACGGGTTTTGTTTGTTAGTGAAAATTCAGCATATTACCGATACCGTTCTTTTTTCGTCGGTAAATTGGTAAGACTAATAAAACAATCAAACGTCGGCGGTTGGATAGTTGGATTTGTTTACGACGACGACCGGAAAGCGATAAATCATGCCGCCGGATGGTCGGATATGAAAAAAGAATATTTGTTGGATGGCGTAAAATTTAAGTAGATGAAAATCAAAAAACAAACCGGATATAAAATTGTATTTTATACGTTCGTGGCGTTAACGGTTGCGTCATACATTTGGACGTTATGGAGTATTGGAAGTTGGATTTTTAAAGCAATATTTCTATGAGTGTAAACAAAGTTATTTTAATGGGTAACGTCGGAAAAGACCCGGAGTATAAAGATTTCGACAACGGCGGTTCGGTTGCGCAATTCACGTTGGCGACAACTGACAGAGCATTTAAAACGGCAAATGGTACAGAAGTACCGGAGCGCACCGAATGGCACAATATTGTTTTGCAAAATGGATTGGCAAAGGTTGCAAAAGAGTATGTAAAAAAGGGCGATAAACTTTATATTGAGGGGAAAATAAGAACCCGCAGTTATGAGGACAACAACGGCGTCAAAAGATACATTACAGAAGTTTACGGGTTTAATATGGAGATGTTGTCGCCAAAGAAAGACGGACAAACAACGCAGCAGGGAGGCGCACCAACACCGCCGCCGCCAATTCCCGACCAAGACAAAGATGATTTGCCATTTTGAGAATGAGGAACGAAATTAAAATTCAAATCCCGGAGGGTTCCCGGCTGATTGGGACACGGACAAAGGGGCGAACGGTTTTTGTTTCTTTTGAATACAATAAGGAGGACGCAGCCGTTCCGGAGCCGGAACCGATACGACCAATTGGTTTTGCCCATTACAAGGAACCCGCCGGGAAAGATAAAAAATAAAGTTATGCAGTTTAATAGCAAAGAATATGACCCCGAAAAACACGACCGTTGGCGTGCGTTGACCGTCAAACAGCCATACGCAAATGATTTGGTAACGGCGGCATACAAAGACGAAAACGGCGTTGTTTACGGGCGAAAATCAATTGAAGTTAGAAGCAAAAAAACGTCATACCGTGGCGACGTTCTTATTTGTTCGTCGGCAAAACCGGTTTATCCCGGAATGGAAAGCGGCGTTACTTTGGGATTGGTTGAGTTGTACGACGTGAAGCCGATAAAAGAGTTTACGCCGGAGGATTGGGAAAACACCCGGATTCCAAAGGAAAAGAGGGCAAAAATAACAAAGGGTTTCGGATGGATGATGCGCAACCCAAGACGTGTTGTTGAAATGCCAATTAAGGGGCAATTGGGTATCTATAATCTCGTATATACCAAGGGCGAAATAATACAATACCCCCGGAAAATGGTAATTGACAAAAAGAGTTGGGAACAGATAAAAAAACAGATAGAGAAATGAAAACAATCGGATTCCATATTGGACGTATCGGGTTTTATTTGTATCTGCAAAGTTTGTGGAAGTATAAGCAATTTTATTTGACGCCCGGAGTTATGGTTGAGGGCGTAAAAGGACATGACGTTTATTTAGATATTGAAATTAAATTGCTTTGTTTTTCCGTTGGTTTCCGGCTGATATGGATAAAAACCAAAAGAAATTATTAACTTTGTAATGTAAAATACTAAAAACGTGAGCGATGAAAGAGATAACAAAAATATTGCCATTAAATGAGGCGGCAAAGTTTCAAAAATCCGCAGGCAAATATGATTGCACAATTACGGAATTGGCGGTAATGGGAGCAGGGAAAGCAAGAATTTCAATTTCCGGAACAGAGGAAAATTTGGATTTGTTGGTTAGTTCGATAGAAAATGAGAATAAAGAAACCACATCCGTTTGAACCCGGGCGTGAATATAACCCCGGCGAACGTGCAGTTTACCGGGGTATGGTAATAATTGCGGAAAGATGGGTTAAACCGTCTGATAAACTGATTGAAAATGTTGGCAAATATGTATGTTTGAGTAGATGCGCGTGTTGCGTTATCCATAAAGACGATTGCCCGGCGGTTGGGTTTAAATGCCACAGAACAAGCCGGAGCGATAACAAAGTAATATATTTCAGAAAATTGTATAACATAACAGAAAAAAAGCGATGAAAAAGATATTTCAATTAATAGTATCAATCCCGCACGATAAATTATTGCATATTATAGCGGGAATGATTGTTGTAATGTTGGTTTTGCGTTTGGTTTCATTTATCGGGATTCCGGGAATGATTGCACGTATTATCGCATTGATAGCAGTAATTTTAACCGGGGTATTGCGTGAGGTTTACAACAAAAAACACGGAGGCGTATTTGATAAAAAAGATTTGTACGCCACAATTTCCGGAGGACTGATTGTTTTATTATTAACCGTTTATTAATTGGAAATGAGTGAAACAAAAATAATATTAGATGCCTGTTGTGGCAGTAGGATGTTTTGGTTTGACAAA